GTTTCAATAAGTTCTTGGGATTTTTTACAATAAATATCGTGCATTTTTTTAGAAATTAATAATCGTAATGTACTACCTGAATCAATTTCGTTCCATTTATGATTTTTATATTCATACCATTCATTATTTTTAATACTAACACAAACAAATTGGTCTTTAAATAGTTGATATAATACAACTGCCAAATCAAACTCAGCAACTTTGTCTTTTAAAATCATAGTTTGCAAAGTTTGATCTATGTAATAACTTATTGTTTCTTTACGGATTTTATCATATTCACAATAATTATCTGTTTTTGCCCAAAACATAATAGAACGATTAGTTAAACAATCACTATTTTTAACATCAAAATTTTTCCATAATGCATATAGTTGTGATACTTGTGATTGCGAAAAATTAAAGGTTTCAGATTGCGAACTAAATTTAAGCCATGTTAAAAATAACTTTTCGTGGGTGTTTTTTAATGCCCAACCCACTCTTATCCATTTATTATAAGAACCAGGACCATAATAATTTTTCGGTAAAATCATAGTAAATTGGTGTGTCTCTTTTATTTCATAATCGCTGTTTGCTATTTCTTCCATAAAACTTTCAAGTAAACTATCTAATGTTAAAACATCAGTAATTTTACCAAAATCATACATATTAATGTCTATTTTAGAACTAATAACATTAATACTTGCTTTGCGTTGTTTAACATTTAATTCGCTTTTTTCATAGTCTATTTTTTTTAATAAGTCATCGTTCTTTTTGACTTCAAACTTTTGGTGCTCATTATAACGCGCACTCATTAATGGTAAATGTTCTTGCATATTAATTTTAGAAATGTTTACTTCTTTAAAATTCCATGTTTCTTCTTGGTCTTCATTTTCTGTTAAATATGTTAACTCATAAAAATATGTCAGATTATATGCTTTATGATCTGGTTTTCTTGAACCATATACTTGCCAATTAACAAATCCTTTTGTTATTCCTTCGTCAAACACATCTTCATATGAATTTGTGTTTTGTATATTATCCCAAATATTTCCAATTTCTTCAATAATCATTTTTCGTAAAACACATTGATGTGATTTATCCATTTTAATAGTAAATATTAGATGAATACCATCCTTTACCTTGTCTTCGCATATATTAACATCTGGTTTTTCCAATACATACACATTAATAGTAGACTTATTTGGAATAGAATATATTAAATTTAATTTATTTGCATATAGTACAATCAAATCAATAATGTGATTTTTATTATGTTGTCGACTATTAATAGTGGTAGCATATCTTAAATCAATATCTACTAATAATGGACCATCTTCTATTAATTGTTTTTCAGTCAAATATTCTTTATTTTTTTTTTCAAAAACATGACTATAATAATTGGACCAAAATTCGGGCATATTTACAATATTATAACTACCCGCATATATGTTTGCATCTTTAGATCCAATTTTTGTATGACTAATAGTTCCTCCTTTTTCTGATTTATGTGATAATAAATAGTCATCCCATTTGGATGATGAACTTCTAGTGTTAGAACTATTACTATTACTTGTCATAATAATGTATTATTATTATATAATACTATATTTTTATTTCAATTTTTATAATATTATTATTATTTATAAAAATAATATTAAAACTAACATTCTAATATTATTACTATTATGTATACAAATAACGGAGCAATTAAAAGAATAGCGAAAGATGTTAAATATATTTTAAATAATGAAGAGTCTTTAAGTAGGGAAAATATATATTATAAACATGATGATGAAAATGTATTTAAAGGTTATGCTCTAATTATTGGAAATAATAGCACTCCATACGCTTATGGTTATTATTTTTTTGAATTTACTTTTCCAGAAAATTATCCTTTTGCGCCACCGCTAGTTAATTATTTAACAAATGATGGCATTATGCGTTTTAATCCTAATTTGTATTCAAATGGAAAAGTTTGTTTATCTTTATTAAATACATGGTCTGGTGAAAATTGGAGTGCGTGTCAATCAATCTTTTCAATATTATTTACATTGGTTACAGTATTATGCGCTAATCCATTATTAAATGAACCAGGAATAACAGAAGAACACAATGAATTAATTAAATATAACTATTTAGTATTTTATAAAAATATTGAATTTGCAATAGTTACGCTAATTAGTTTAATAAATAATGATAATATTGTTGATACAAACGATATTAGTAATAATAAGGTTAAAAAAAGAAAATTCGTGCACGCTATAGAAATTATGTGTAAATTTAAGTCTATTGTTAATACTAGTTTTAAAGTCAATAAAACAAATATATTAGAACTTATAAATGCAAATAAAATTAAATATAGTAATTTTATTGGTCTGCCAAATCCATTTAGAATTGTGACATACAATTTAAATTATAATCTTAATTATGATAAATTATATGATTTGTTAAATAGTAATATTTAATAAATATTATGTAAAAATTGATTACTATTTTTATTTATTTAAATAGTATATATTATATTATATAACACTATGAATTTTTGTACTAATTGCAATAATATGTATTATATTAAACTAGAAGAAGAAGAATGTGATAAAATTGTTTATTATTGCAGAAATTGTGGAAATGTTGATGACAAAATCTTAGATGTAAATAAATGTATATTGCAAGAAAATATTAATAAAACAGAAGATAAATATAACGTCCATATTAATAAATATACAAAATTAGATATTACTTTACCACGAATCAATAGTATTAAATGTCCTAATAGCATATGCGAAACAAACAGTGAGGGATTTGATTCGCAAAAAAAAGAAATTATATATATTAGATATGATAATACTTCTATGAAATATTTATATTTATGCAGTCATTGTGATTTTATTTGGAAAACAAATTGAATGTTAACTTTTAAGTTAAAATTAGTATTAAAAAATAGTATTACTATAAATATTTTTCAATCTAAAATTTAAATTAATATTAAAAAATAGTATTACTATAAATATTTTTCAATCTAAAATTTAAATTAATATTAAAAAATATAATTGATATAAATATTTTTTAATACTATTTATATATGAACTATAAAATGAAAAATGATAACATAACAATTAATGGGCCATCAGAACTAGAACTCGATACAGAAATTGATCCCGAAGTAGAAGTAGAAACAGATGCAGGTGCAGATCAAGATAATGGTCTAAGTGATGATAGTGATTCTATTAATGATGATACTATAAATGATGATGATGATGATGAAGGCGATGATGAAGATGATGATAATGACGATGGTACAAGTATTTATAAAGATTTGGGAGATAAAAAAGTTGATAATGATGATAAACTTGGAAAAAAAAATATTTTTGATAGTGAAAAAACAGCATATAATAAATACGATCACGAAGTAGAAGATTTAGATGAAAGTGATTTTAATAAATTTAATGATGATTTTAAAAAAAATCATATATTAAATTTTCACAATGAGTGTTTATATAAAAATTTTAATGAAATTAAAGAATTGTGCAAAGTAATAAAAAATAAAGATGGAATTATTGTAGACGAATTACACAAAACTATGCCATTATTAACTAAATATGAAAAAACAAAAGTATTGGGTATGCGTTTAAAACAGTTAAATAGTGGATGTAAGCCATATATTAGTATTAATGAAAAAATTATAGATAATAATATAGTAGCGCTAATGGAACTAGAACAAAAAGTGCTACCTTTTATTATTCAACGACCAATTCCTAATAATACTTTTGAATATTGGAAACTGCAGGACCTTACTATTTTATAAACCTTACTATTTTATCTTTTAAATCTATTTCCACAATCTAAGCATGTAACAAATGTAGTCATTGGTTCATCTGCACTTCGTGTTTGTAACTGATAATACGTACATTTTTTAGACTTGCATTTACCGCAAATAAAGTTATCTGTTGATGCTTCAATTTTAGGAGTATACTTATTCTCATCTTTAATTTTTTTTTCTTCTATCAAACTTTCCCATAATTCTGGACGCAATTCTTGATGATTCATAAAAACAAACTCATGTGGTTTAAATGTTTTTGCTAATAATCTATTTAATAAATTGGTATCTTTTAAATTAATAATCAGTGTTCTTAATTTTTCTATATATATTAAGACAAATGCTTCATTACTCCATTTTTTTAATAAATTTTTTTCTTCGCATACTTTTAAAGCATAATTATAAATACCTTTTTCAAAATTTTCGCTATAATTTTGATTATTAATAATTGCATTTAATTTTTTAATAACATTTGCTCTAAAACATTCTGGATCATTAATTTTTCTGTAAAATTTGCTCATAATAATATTATAATAAAATTAATATATTATTGTTATATCAATTTTTAATTATTTTTAATTCTTTTTAATTCTTTTTAATTCTTTTTAATTCTTTTTAATTCTTTTTAATTCTTCGTCATATATTCATCAATTCTTTGTTGGATCTTCATCGGAATAACAATATAATTCATAACTTAATTCAGAATGAGTATCGCTAGTATCACTATTATCACTATTATTACTGGTTTCAATTAATTCATCACTTACATTAGGTAGTTTATCTTTATTTACTATTTCATTTAAAGCTGCATTTTGTTCATTTATTAGTTTTTCACCAATGTCATTAATACTATTTTCTATTGTATCTGGTAAATTAAAAAATTTAGAAAATAATTCACTGTCTAGAGTAATATAATTTGTACCACTTTTTAATAAAAAGATACATTTATTATTTTTATTTACTTTTATATTATATTTAACTAATAATGGATGATTATTGTATGTTTTTACAATGTTATCTTCCTTAGACCATAATTCAATAATATTAGAAGAACAGTCCCATTCATATAATTTCTTAAAATTACAGTTAGATTTATAACCGCATTTTTTATATATATTTTCAATATCAATATTTTTAACTTTTATTTTTTTAAAACATGTATTTTTAAATGTAATACAATATAACATTGCCCGATTAGAAATACTTGCTATTAATTGTTTAAATATTATTTATATAATATATACATTATATACATTATATAATATATAATCTAAAAATTACTAAGTTTTAATTGATTATTAATTTAAAAATTAATAAGTTTTAATTGATTATTAATTTTTTAATTAATATACAAAGTATATGATTTTATATATTATAAAATGGACTTTGCTTTATAGTATATTAATTTTTCTAATACATAATTTATATTTGTTTTTTAAAAATAATTTAACAAATACTAAAATAAAAGATTATTATAATACTTTTTCAATAGAAAAAGATACTTCAAAATTTAATAATGTTAAACCAAATAATAATGTATTTTTAGATGAAATAAATATATCATCTACTTTATTAGATGATCTAAAAAATAATATAACCAATGACACAATGAAAGATGAATTAACCGAATTTTTGCAAAAAATTAAACCTTAAACACTGCTTTTTTATTTTTATAAATAATTGAATTATTATTATATAAAACTGAAATTGTTAATTATTATAAAATAGTTTGACATCTAATATTATGGACTCTAAACAAAAAAATGGATTGTTAGTATTTAACGCTAATAAACATATACTACATAGATTTCCTAATATAAAATTATATACTAATAGTTTTAATATTTCACATTTAATAGATAATGCAGACTATTATGTATTAAAACCCAAAGGTAGAAAGGCATATTTATGGTTTACTTATTATAAAAAGGATTTGTTGTGTTTATTAATATTTATTAATAATTATTCTAATATTTCTGATGAAACAAATGAGTTTTATTATTATAATATTAATTATGATAAGCGTTTATGTTTTAATAATGTATTATTAAATGGTATTTATTTTTATAAAACAATAAATAAAGTTATGAAACATTATTTTATACTTGATAATGTAGTAAATTATAACTCCTTTAATTTAGACAAATTAACAAGCAATGATTTAAATAATTTTACATGTAAATTAAATTTATATAAACTTGTTTTACCCTTATTAATAAATAGTAATTATCATATATATTTAGGAATAATTTTAGATAATTATAGTAACATTTTCAAATTTATTTATAAATTAGACTATAACTTGTATAGTATAGCTTGTTATAATAATACTCGATTTTTAGGAAACTTTTTAATTAATAACAGTTGTGCTTTAGAAAAATCGGTTCCTGCAAATTTTAAAGTATATGCGTGTATTAATCAAGATATTTATAAATTATATATTTTAGAAAATAATGAGGAAGTCTTTTATGATTATGCGTTAATTGATAGTTATAAAACTAGTGTTTTTATGAATGGTTTATTTAGAACTATTAAGGAAAATAGTAATTTAGATTTATTAGAAGAAAGTGATTGTGAAGAAGAATTTGAAAATACTAATTTAGATAAATTTGTAAATTTAGAAAAATCATATATTATTGAATGTATTTATAATAAAAAATTTAAAAAATGGATTCCAATTAGTTTAGCAAATAATAATAGTTTAGCAAATAATAATAGTTTAGGAAATAATAAGAAGTTAACAATTAATAATTTAGGAAATAAGAATTTAGGAAATAATAGTTTAGCAAATAAGAATTTAGAAATTAATAATAATATTATTAATTATAAAAAAATTAATTATATTATAAAAAAAAATAAAATATTTATTTAGTATATAAAAAAGAATGTTGGAGACTTTACAAAACGAGATCGTTCAAGTTGGTGGTGAAGCTGAGTATTTATCGAGCGGTGGCAGACGCAGACGCAGAAGATCGCGCGGTGGTCGCCGCACTCGTCGCCGTGCGCTTTTAGGCGGCAGAAGAAGACGTTCGCGTAGATATTAAATGTTATATAAAATAACACGTTTTTTATATTATAATATAACACTATATTATAATATAATGTTGGGAGGATATACATATAGAAATATGTTTAGTAAGAGTAAAAGTTTTACTGCTAATAAAATTGGTAGTAAAACTGGTAGTAAATCTAAAAGAACTAAAAGGTCTAAAAAGTCTAAAAGACCCAAAAATACAAGAAGAACGAAAAAAATAGGTCTCTTAAATTTTTAATAGTATAAATAATAACATACTTTAAAATGAATATACAAATAAAAGACCAATATATAGGAATAAAACTCCTAAAAATGCTATATTAGCATTTGATAAATAGTTAAATAAAAAATTTGATACTAATAGTGTTGAAAC